ATTAAATGGTATTGCAACTTAAGCTAATGCTTATGTACACCCTAACCACTCTGGAGAAGTAACGTCTACAGCTGATGGTGCAACCGTTATTGCAAGTGATATTGTTGATGAAGATAATTTAAAGATTAGTAATGCAGGATCTAATGGTCAGTTCCTACAGAAACAATCTGGTAACACAGGTGGTCTTACCTGGGCTTCAGTTAGTGGCACGATCACAGCCTTAAATAATCAAACAGCTAATAGATTAACTACTATCGGTTCGACAACAACAGAACTAGATGGTGAAGCTAGTCTTACATTTGAAGATACAACGTCTACAGGATTAATATCTTCAAAACAAGTTACAGCTAGAGGATTTGAATGTCCAGCAACAGTCAGTGATGACTGGACAATAGCAGCGGGTAACAACGCCTTCTTCCCTGGACCAATGACAGTTGCAGCTAACAAAACAGTTACTGTCCCTGCAAGCAGAACACTTACAATAGTTTAATTATGGCAGTAACAATTAATGGAACAGACGGTATTGAAACAAATACCGATACAGGAAAGGTGAAGCTTGGGACAGATGATGATTTAGTTATCGAACATAATGGAACTAACAGTGTCATTGATAATAATACTGGTAAACTCTTAATAACATCAGATGATATATGGTTCAAAGATAAAGATGATGGCGATGTACATGCCAAATTTATCCATGACGACGCCGTAGAACTCTATTATAATGGAACAAAGAAGCTATCCACAGATACAGATGGTATTTGGGTTAGTGGAGCGTTACGTGGTGAGTCTGTTGACTTAGCAGATAGTAAGAAAGTTCTATTGGGAAGTGGAGATGATCTAGAAATCTACCATAATGGTGTTGAGTCAGTTATTAGAGATATTAACGGTTCTAGTAATATAAGAATCCAACCAGCAAGTGCAGAAGATGGAATAGTCTTAAAACCTAATGGAGCAGTAGAACTCTATTATAATGATACTAAGACGTTTGAAACAAACTCTAACGGGGTTACAGTAACTGGAGGAGCAGCTATAAATCATAATGCTAATGTGGTAGCCGGTATAAATCTAAAAAATACAGTTACCACTGGTACAAGTATAAACTTTGCTAGAGCAGACGGTACTGTTATTGGAAGCGTTACTAACCCTAGCGATTCATCTACTTCATTTAACACTTCATCAGACTACAGATTAAAAGAAAATCAAGTTGCTATCTCTGACGGTATAACAAGATTAAAAACACTTAAGCCTTATAAATTTAATTTCAAAGGTCAGTCAGAAGCTGTAGATGGTTTCTTTGCACATGAAGTATCACCTGCTGTACCTGAAGCAATTACAGGAACTAAAGATGAAACTTATACCAAAGATTTCGACAGTCTAAATATGAAAGCTGGTGATCCAAAATATCAGCAAATAGATCAATCAAAACTAGTACCTTTATTAACTGCTGCATTACAAGAAGCAATTACAAAAATAGAAACACTAGAAACTAAAGTAGCAGCATTGGAGGCACATACACATGAGTAAAATAAAATTACCCCACGCAAGTGGGAATAGCATGAGCATCGCAGCTCCTGCAACGAATCCTGCCTCAGATTTGGAGCTTAAATTACCTGCAACGATTGGTACTGCTGGTCAAGCTTTAGTTAATAGTTCAACACCAGGAACGCTTGAATTTGGAACAGTTGGAAAATTTGTTTCTTGTGCATTTATCGCAGATAAAAAATCTCAGAATACTGATGGTGGGTCTTCTACAGCAGGTAGTCATGTCCAAAGAGATTTAAACCATGAGTTTTACGACCCAGATGGAATTGTCAGTATTAGTTCAAATCAATTCACACTGGCGGCTGGTACTTATATAATTGAATGGTCTGCTCCTAGCTATCACAGTAATCAACATGCTTCACGTTTAAGAGAAGTAACAGACGGAACAATACAAGAAGGCACTGCTGAATATTCAAACGATTATGCTCAAACTCGTAGTGTAGGGTCTGCTCGTGTAACTCAAACTGGTTCTAAAACTTATCGGATTGAACATAAAGTTGCTGAAGCCAAAGACACTAATGGTTGGGGGGTTGCTACTAGTAACACTGCTAATTATGACGTTTACACTTGGGTCAAGATTTATAAGGAGGCTTAACTATGACTATTAATTCTGATGTTGATATACTTCTAGCTTTAGAAAAGTTAGGTAAGAAGGCTGAAGCTATTGGGTTAACTCAATCAGTACCTCCTCATTCTATAAGTTGGTGGGAGAAAGGTTCTGGAGATGACCAACCTACTGATGATGAAATAAATGCTACTTGGACAGAATATAAAAAAGATCAAGCAGCTAAAAAATATCAAAGAGATAGAGCAACAGCTTATCCCTCAATAGGCGATCAATTAGATATGCAGTATTGGGACAAAAAGAATGGTACAACAACTTGGGTCGATGCCATTGCAAAAGTAAAATCTGATAATCCAAAACCATGAGCCAATTAAAAGTAAACACAATACGCCACACAGGAGCATCAAGTGATGCTGTTACCTTGGCAAGCGATGGAACGTGTACGGCAAAGATTACTAATAATCTAAGCAACAGAAATTTGATAATTAATGGGTCATGTATCGTGGCACAAAGAGGCACGTCATCTACTTCAGGTAATTATCAAACTGTTGACAGGTTTTATCCTGACTGGAATGGTACTGATGAAGCTATGACTCAAGCACAAGTTGACGTTACTGCTGATACAGATCCTTGGAATCTAGGCTTTAGAAAAGCATTAAAGCTGACAAATGGAAACCAAACAAGTGGGGCTGGAGCTGCTGATGACGCATATATTTTATATAGATTAGAAGCTCAAGATATAGCAAATTGTGGTTGGGATTATACTTCTACTTCTAGTTATATAACTTATAGCTTTTGGGTAAAATCTAGTGTTGCTCAAACTTTTTATGCAGTATGGTCAACACATGATGGAACGTCTAAAGCTTATCCAATTTCATTTGCTTTAAGTGCAGATACTTGGACAAAAGTCACAGGCTCAATTCCTGGTGTATCAGGCTTACAATTTGATAATGATAATATGCACGGTTTAGATTTGCGTATATATACATTCTTAGGTACTGATAAAACTGCTTCTGGAGTTTCACTTAATACATGGGCTAATACAAATTGGAGTGAAAGGACACCTGATTCTACTTCTACTTGGTGGACAACCAATGATGCAACATTTGAAATTACAGGACTTCAGTTAGAAGTAGGAGACTATCCAAGTTCGTTTGAATTTAGGAGCTATGGTGATGAATTAGCTAGGTGTCAGAGGTACTATTATCTACATGCTCATGGAGCTACAGCAAATAGTAACAATGCTGCGCCAATTGCTACTACTGCTAATTATGGTGCTACCTCTTGTTTCGGTGTAGTTCAGTTTCCAGTTACCATGAGAACAGATCCAGCTATAGATGGAGTAGAAGGGACTAATTATTTTAGAGTTTATGCTAATTCTGCTTCAGATGAATTTGATAGTATAGCTCTACAACAAAGTAGTCCACAGTCATATGTTGTCCAGTTCTATGGGAATATGAGTGTTACACAAGGTCATGGATCTTGGACTCAAACAAATAATGCAGCAGCAAAAGTAGCATTCAAAGCGGAGCTTTAATTATGGCACTTTACAAATTACATAAAAACTTACAAGGTGAAGTCAATAGTGTTATTAAAGATTGCGGTACTGTAGGTACAGCTAAACATAGACTACATATACCATTCGCTTCAGATAACACAGACTACCAAGAGTACCTAGAATGGGTAGCAGCAGGCAACACTGCCGATGCAGCAGATTAATATCCGCGAACCTACTCTTCCTAAAGCATTAAATATACCTGCACTGGAGTTCAAACCACCATCAGCTCGTATACCATTCTATAAACCAATGGTTATACCACCTAGCGATTTAGAAGCTCCAGAGGAAGTAGAACCTGAACAAACAACAGAGCAACCTGAACCACCTAAAATAAACATCCCTGTATTGGATATAGAAATGCCAATACCTGAGACAGCAGTTGTTGTTACAGCTGTTACTACAGCAGTAGTTGCAGTTGCTACGACTACTGTTACTCAGTCTTTATTTGAACCAATCAAAAAGAAGGTACAAAAATTCCTACAAGGCAAGATTAATAAATGGAAGGAAAACAGGAAGAAAAAAAAGGTCTCCTCGGTAAGTTAAAAGAAGCTGCTGAGGATAAAGAACATCAAATTGAAGTTCTTGGAACCTTTGTCAGGTTAGGTGTAGTCGTTTGGTCGGGATTCATAATCACTATGAATTACGTTGAATTACCAATGATCAAGAAAGCTGGTAACTCAGATATCACGTTCGTAGCGTCGGTATTCACTGGAGCACTTGCAACTTTTGGCTTGACTACTGGTAATAAGAACGGCAATAACAACAAACCTGTCAACTGTCCAATGGCAAAGAAAAAGGAAGAATGAACAAATGGTTTTTACTCTTCCTACTGGCATCACCCACGGTAGCGAGAGCAGAATTAGTAACCCCAAACTTCACCCAGGGTTCGATGAACAGTACAACAACAACGACTCAAGAGATCGTAGAGGAAATAACTACGACAACCTATGGGTCTGCATTAAACAAATGGTCTGGGGAAAATATAAACCATACCTCAGCAACATCTGGAGGAATAGTGGATTCAGATTCAGTATTCTCAATTCACACAGCTGGAGATCCATTTACTCTAGAAGTAACAACAAGAGCAGCCAGCCAGGTTCTCTCGGTCACAGAAATAGAAAGAGAAATCGACACTACATCTACTACGGTTTCCTTGTCAGTCTTCTCTCAATAGCTCCAGTAAGAGCAGAGGAGAACAATGTCTCCAATCCAGTAGCAGCTGCAACGGGAAATGTAACCAACCAAGCGGTGCAATTCCAGAACAATGGAGCACCGTCAAGACAGCACTACGGACCTAACATCTCATGTAATGGAGCAACTATGACTTTCTCCCCATTCTATATGGGGAATCATACGAAACCTTGGGATATAGATGAAAACGGTATGAGACCTTCCAGCTACACGATGGCTGAAAACTGGGGAGGTCAAATCAACTTCATGATTCCATTAGATCGTGCAGGTCTAAATAGATGTAGAAGCATTGCCGCAAGGCAAGAAGAAAAAATGAAACTTGACTACGAATTAGTCAGAGTTTTGAAGTGTGCAGAGTTACAGCAAAAAGGCTTCATGCTTATCCCAGGTAGTCGTGCTTACGAAATGTGTAGTGATGTAATTGCTATTGCATCTTGGAAGAAAGCAGAAAAAGAAGTTCTTCAATGTAAGTCTCCACCAAAACCTTGGTATAAACCTTGGAAAGATACAACACCTAAATGTATAAATAAAAAATGACATCCTTCATCGTTTGGATATGTCTATCAACACTTATCTTTATTTTTTTAAAAAACACCATTAACACACCATGATCGTACTTATCAAGCCCATCCTTATGGCATTCCTCAGCTCATCTGCTGTTAAGGAATTAGTTATACAACTACTAGAAGCTTACGCAGAATCTACTGATAACACCATAGATGATAAGGCAGTTGAACTGATTAAAAAAAACTTATTTCCAGGTAGTTAATTATGGGATTATTAGACGGAACTTTACAGCAAAAAATTTTGCGACTTGAGAAACTTACTGATCCAAAACAAGTTGGAGCAGGTAGTAAAGCTAATCAACGAGCAATTGATGAGTTAAGAAATCATATCAACAGAATCAAAGCTCAGAAAAAGAAAAAACCTAATAAATCAAAACTTAAATCATCTAACTATGCGTGATTAATTATGGCATTCAAAATGACGGAAGAGGAGTACGAGAAGATTAAGAAAGGTCTTTATGGACCTCCTAACCCACCTGCACCTAAACCTCCTGCACCTACACCACCTAAAGCTAAAAAAGGACCACCAAAAAGTAAGAAAAGATATAACCCCTTTAAAGATGGTAGTACACCTACCAGTCGTTCATATGGGACAGGTCCGTAATGAAGAAAGCCACTGAAGACCAATTTAACGAATTACATAACCTCGTCACAACAGAATTCCTTAAACGGGTTAAAAGTGGCGAAGCTTCTACCCAAGATTTAAAAGCAGCCTGTGATTGGCTTAAAACTAATGACATTAGCGGTATTGCATATGACGGCAACCCACTCTCCAAGCTTGCAGCCGTAATGCCAAAAGTAGATCCAGAACTAGTACAGAGCAGACTTTATGGGAAGAACAGGACCGCCTCTTAAACCTTTTGATCAGCTAAGTCCAGCTGGTAAAAGTCAAAGGAAAAACCCAACAAAACACCGAGCATATAACCTTGCTCAAGGTAAAAAAGACTCAGAAAAGAAAGATCGAGCTGAGCACAACAGAGAACGTAGAAAACGAAACATTTACGGAAAAATGAAACCAGGAGGCCAAGTTTTAAGTCGTAAAAAGAATGGAAAGTTTAGCCTAATGATTCAAAAACGTAATTCAGCTGCAAACGGCTCTGGAAATAGATCTCGATACGCATGACCCCACTACTACCTACCCCTAAACACTATTTATACAACCTAATAACCATGACAAATTCAGACGCTAAAAAGCTCTGGAGAAGAGCTATTAAAGAGCACTTCAATTGTACATGCGTTTATTGCGGAAACAATTATGAAATTAATGAACTTACACTCGATCACGTTAAAGCTAAAACCAATGGTGGAGAGGATCTTACAAGCAATTTGGTCCCCGCCTGTAAACAGTGCAATCAAGGGAAAGGTAGCAGTCATTGGCTCAGATGGATGCGTCAGACATATGGACATAACCCTCTGAGAGAACGACTAATTATTAGTCACATCACATAACACCCACAAAGCAATATCTCGTAGCCGTCCGAAAGGGCGGCTTTTTTTAATGGCATATAAACCTTTTAAGGTTGATAAGGATTTGTCATGGGAAGAGAAAAAACAAAAGTATAAAGCTGCTGCTAATAAGTTTAAAAAAGCTAATCCAGATAAGGATTTAAAAGCCTTTTATACTAAACATGGTCAATTAACTCAACCCGATGGTACTAGTCTTCAATTAAAAAATAAAGCTAACACTGGCCAACCTCCTGACTTCCAACCTAAACCAAAAGCAACTCATCAAGCTTCAGCTAATAAAAGAAACTTTCATTTAAAAATTAGTAATGAACATCTTTCAAAAGAAGAATTAGCTGCATGGGAAAAAAATAGAAAAGAGTTAAATAAACAAAAACTACAAGCGGATCATGTTAGAGAAGTACAAGAAACAGGTCCAGAAATAGAAACCTTAAGAAAATGGAGAAAGAAAGGTTTAATTACAGAAAAAGAATTTCAAGAAGGACTAAAGAAAATTAGAAAAGTTGGTTCTGGTAGTGATATAAAGAAGAATCTACAACCTTTAACAGGTAAGGAAAATTCAGTTAAACAAGAACAAGTTGGAAGTAAAAATAAATCTCTAGAAAAACTTGAAAGACGTAATCTAAGTGACAGATTGAAAATAGGTCCATTTAAAGGAAAAACATTTGGACAAATATTTGCTTTTGATAAAGGCAACTCCAAACAGAATTATCAGATGAAGATAAATCCTGATGGAACTACAGCACTTACTAAATCTAGAAACTTCAACTTACCTAGAATTGATCCTAATAATCCACTACTGAAATTAGCAGGGTTAAACCCTTTAGGACAAGGAATAAGTACAGTAAACCATCTACTTAAAATTGGTTCAGGTGAAGGCTTTATAGATATGGCTAAAAGGGAAATAGAAGCACAACAAAATGCAAATATTGCCTTTAATGATGCTAAGTACTTTAATTCGCTTATTAAAGAAGAAGCTGAGAAAGCTTATCGAAAAAACAACCCAGAGGGATGGGAGAATAGAGAATTTAATGAGTACTTTAATAAAAACGGCAACAAGAAAAATCTAATCTCTAAACTAAAGATTAAGCTGAATGGCAATAAAAAGAAGCTAGAAGCCTAACAAAAGTAGTCAAACGATAAAACATACATGGAGAACCCTTTAGAGGCTCTACAGGACGATTTCAAGCTGTTT